TGTTGTTGTTGATATTGGCTAGCTTGATTTGACAGTAATTTTTCAGCCTCTTGTTCTGACATGCCTGTAGACATATACATTTGTTTTTGCTTCTCTCTAAGTCTTATTTGTTCAGCTCGTGCTTTTTTTTGTTGTTCTAAAGTTGTAGTTAAATGATTTACATCTTGTTCATAATTTATAAGTCTAGTGCTACCTGTTCCTACATTATCATGAGGTAATCCATCTGATATACTTGAATGATTAAAAGAAGTATTGATATTTTCTTTAAAATTTTTATTTTGTAAAACATTTAATATATTATCAATATTATAATCTTTTTTAACCGTACCTTCTGTTTGATATTTAATAGGGCCTCCAGTTTTAGCTTGATTAGCATAATTAAAACTTTCATCCGTATCTTGATCCATAGCTATATTATTCATCATTTCAATGAAGCTATTTCTTCTTTCTTCTTCCCAATTTTCTCCAGATCCTTTTATAGTTCCCATAGGTATAAAATCTCCTACTTCTTCATCCCACATTCCACTGCGCCCTAAAGGATCTCCTATCAAATCATGTAATTGTTTATTATTTACTAGCCTACCATTTTCTAACATTTTATTATAATGATCAATAGTAAAATCTTCAGTATTTGAATCATAAATACCTTCATCATGTAATAATTTTCTAATTGCCGTTTGTCTAGCTATATATTCTGTAGGAGTATTTACATAACCAAATTGCAAACCTTCAGGACTTTGGTATCCACCTTGCCCCATAGGAGTAGTATTATCATGAATTAACTTTTCTGTAGAAGCTGGAATTCTCATACCTCCATCATTAACTTGGTGATCTATTTCATGTAGACCTACTGATTCGTCTCCAGGTGTTTGATGATACCCAGTTTGTAATCCTATAGTACCAGCTTTCTCTTCATTTATTTCTCTATCTACCCATGATGATGGATCATGTACATTAGCATTATTTAATCTTTTACCTTTATCTTCTGTTGGCCAATATACTCCTAAAGCCTTACCACCAGCTAATTGATCCTCAAAAGTTATATTAACGTTATTAATATTATTAAGCCTAGCATTCATTTCTTCTGTAAGTTGATCTTGTGTGTAATCAGGAAATTCTTTACCTAGCCTTTCTAAATATTTAGGAGATTGAATATAATTCCGTATCCAGTTTAATTCATCTTGTATAGCATCTTTATTATATAATAAATTTTCTTTATCATTGGATTTTATCCAATTATTCATTTGCATCAAATGTTTACCAAAAAATAATGTAGACTTAAAATCTTTACCAAATCTTTTTTTATAATATTCGTTTGGTTGCCATAATTCTGTTGTTTCTTCTTCTGGATAATTAAAAGTTAGTCCTTCTACACTACTTTCTTTATCTCCTTCAATAACACCTTCTGTTTGAAATTTTTTAACAGGACCGCCTGTTTTTGCAAATGCAATATCTTGATTTTCTGCTGGAGTTTCAATAACAGTACCTGTCTTTGGTCCCATAGGTAAATTATCTATACCAGGAGGTACATTTCTATAAGATTGAACTAAATCTCCTTTATTGTCAAATTTATCTATATTGATGGAATAGTCCATCCCCTTAGTATTGAAATTACCTTTGGATTGGGGAAAAACCATAGAAGTACCTTGAGGAGCTCCTCTTAATCCTTGCTGTTGTTCTGAAGGTGTTTGCGCAACTTTAACTTGTTGAACTAATTCAGAATAATTAGTACCCTCAGCAATAGCACGCTTTAATAATTCCATTGCATCCATAGGCTACTATTTAGGTTTACTATTTTGTGACTTAGCTTTAGTTTTTTCTACTTCAATTTTTGCTTTATCTGTAGCTCGTTTATCTTTATTTGCTGCTCTTTGTACATCTACTTTTGCTTTATCATTTTCTGCTTTAGATCTATCTGTTGATTCTTTTGCTTGAGATGTTCTACGTTGCTCTGAAATTTTTTCTTTTTCTACAACATGTTTATTATCATTAGCTTGTCTTAAAGCATCTAATTCTTGTAGATCTACATCAGCTTTTAGTTCTGCAATTTTAATTTGAGTATCAGCTTGAAGTTCAGCAATAGTCATTTTATTTTGTCTGTCCTTATCATCATTTTCAAATTCTTTTGCTTGCTCTTCTGCTTTTGCTGCTAAAGCTTGTTCTTGCATTTGTTGTTGAGCTTGTTGTTGTTGAGCTTCTAATTCTTGAACAGTTTTTTCTGCTTTAGCAATTTTATCTTTTAATTGTGTAAATGATCCTGCCTCCATCATATCTAATACTGTAGATGCTGGAACTCCATTTTGAATCATTGCTTGAGATAATTGTCGTGCTTGCATTAACTTATCTTGTTCTGCACCTGAATCGCTAACAAATATTCCATATTCTGCTTCCATATGCATTAATGTATCAAGATCTAAAAAGTCTGTTGTTCCATCAGGCATAACATACATTGATTTTTTACCTGTTAACCATGCTTCTTTAGAATAATCTAACATAGCTTGTAAATCTCTTTGTTCCATTCTTCCAAACTTTCTAAACATATCTTCTGTAATATGAGATGATTGTACAATAGCTTGTTGTGAAGTTGCTTTACCTTCATAAGACCCAACTTGTCCTTGTCTTTGTCTATTAACTCCAGATAATTTTTCCCATTCTTCCATAATAGCATTAAGAAGAACTATATATTGTTCAATTGTTTTAATTGACATATCTAATACAGATTGATGCTGTGGAGATAATTGAATTCCTTCTTTATTATAATCCACCCATGCAATACCTGTACCTTCTACGTAATACATAAATTTATCCATGTCCCATTTTTTAGGAATCATGTTAATATCAAATTGAGCTATAATATCTTTAGATCTTGCAATTGCTAATTCTAGTCTATATTTATAGATATTATAATTTAATTGGTATGGGATACCCAGTGATACTAGGGAAATATTAGATGCATTAATGTCTGAGTACCTTCGACCATTAATAGGTAATTTGCATTTTGAGGGATTGTCAATAGATCCTCTTTGATTGATCACTGGGTTTATATTTATATAAATGTCTCCATCGATTCGTGTGCCTTCCCATACTTCATTAACCCATAACCATGTTAACATAGCACCCTGCTGTTTTAATTCTGCAGGCATTTTAAAACCGTCTGGAACTTCTATTTCTTCTAATTGTCCTGTATTAGGATCCATGTATTGTAAAAATCCAACTCTTCTTCTAGATTTCCAGTATACTGTAATAGCTTCAATTAATTTACTTCTCCATGGATCTTTATCTGGAGTATGTGATTTATGCATCATCCAAGAATCAGCATTATGTTGATCAGGCTCTTCTAATTGATTGATTTGAGCGTCATTTAAATATTGATGATATTTATCTATTAATGTAGATGCATGAGAATATCTTCTTACTACTGCCCAATCACCATCTTCTACAAATTCTAAATCTGGATCTAGATCGTAGTCTACATTCATAGGATTAATTATATCATAAAAAGGCTCATCATTTCTAACTCCTCTTTCTGTAAATACTTCTCCAGAAACTAAAAAATGAAACCAAGCTTTTTGTAATTTATCATGTACTTCTTGTTGTTGTAGAATATAATTCATAGCATGTTGCCCCATACTTGCTCTATTATCAACATAAGATTTATTAAATAATTCTACAATGTGTTGAGGCATTTCAGCTTCTTGACTTGGTACTCCTGTGTCCATACCTCCTTCATTCATTTTATTAACAAATTGTTGTTGTAAGGACATTAATACTAATTCACTTCGAGCTTTTTCTTTTTCAGAAATAGTATCTGCGTTAGTTACAGAAACTGTATAATTGAAAGGACGTTTTGTTTTTTCTCCTAATAATAAATCAATAATAGGTTTGATTATAGGATAATTACGCATTTTAGAAGGGAAATTTTTACGAGTTTTACCATATGGTTTTAATACATATTCATATTCAGTATCTTCTATTACTCCATTATAAAAATCGTATAATCTTTTTA